CTTTTTTTCAATGAAGGGTATTTTTTATATACCGCTGCTTTAATACCTGCTGGATTAGAAGCAAAATGTGCTCTTGCTAAAGCGTTTCGTGCACGGGCAATGGTGTTAATTGGAAAAGAATATTTAGATGCTCCTCCGGCAGCTCCAGCAAAATCTTTAGGCTTTACTGTTTTATACTTACCGGCGTTTGATGAGCCTTCTTTCTTTCTCATTTTCTCTTCTTTGCCACGGGATACTTTAACCCCTTTAGCAATAGTAACTTTTTTATCTTTAGCCATTTAAATCCTAAAAATAGGGAGAATGTTATGTTCTCCCTATTAAATTATTGTGATGTAGAAGAGTCGCGGAACCACTCTCTTACTTGTTTCTTTGACGGTTCTTTCTCATTCTTTTGTTGTTTGTCTTTAGGTGTATTAAGAATTTTAAATGCTATTTTCATACATTTAGCATTTGGTCGTGGAGCACCTGGCATGGTATCTCCTTAGTATTTACGCGGGTGAGTTTCTATTTTAATATCCATGTAATCTTCGTTCATTTGTTTTTCAACACCTCTAAATAGATCATCAACATAGCCAGCATTATAGTTATGAGCTTTTGGCCAGTATTTATCCATAACTTCACGTGGCAAATTAGATGGAGCAGATCTATCTTCTCTAATCATACCGCCATCACGCGCCATCATGTGACGACTATTCTCGTAATCAGACTCACCTGCGTGACGTCTCATTCCTTCGCTTTCATGACGACGATCCATTCTTTCATGTTGTTCATGACGTTCCATTCCAACACTTTCATGGCGTCTATCAACTCTTGATTGATGATATTTTTTCTTTGCCATTACGGCTCCTTCGTTAGAAACTGCGTATAAAACGCAAGGTTACCCTCTATCTAACCAATTCAGAACCCTTCTGAAAGGCTTGAGGATTATTCATTTCTTCTTCTTCTATTAACTTATCAGCTCTTAACATCTTCTGCATAGATAATATCTTCTCAAGGTGCATGATGTCTATACCTTCTATTTCTTTCATAGCTTTAGCAAAGTTTAGCAATGCTTGTTGATCATCTTTAACAGCTTCTGAACGACGTTCTTGAGCAAGTGCTCTATTCTCATTAATACGACTGAATCGTTCTGCACCAAGTCCTTGATCAGCCATTGTACGTGCTTGAGCGAGTTGGGTGCGTGCTTGAGATTCTTCAATGCTTGATTTCATCTGAGCTTCTTGCATTTGCTGCGCTTGTTGTTGTTGTTCTGCTATTTGTTTAATGATTTTATCTTTATTCTGTATCGTTGCAGCTTCAATAAGACTTGAATCGGGAATAGGAACACCCATCTCCTTAAGCTGCATAAGTTGAGCGAACTGCATCTGTTTCTGAGATTCAGTATTGAATCCCATCTCAACCATACAATGATATTTACCAAATGATTTGTTGTAGAATAAAGGTGCGGGCTCTTGCCCTTCAAGAATGTTTTTAATCTTACCAGGTGTATAGTTGTTCTGAACAACTTTCATCACTATATTGCCAAGTAGATTCTGAGAGTAATCAAGACGATCGAATAATGGTTGCAACGTCGTTAATCCTGCACCTTGGCGTAAAGCAGAAAGAATACCTGCTTTGTCATCAATTGCTGATCCCATAAGCTCTTCATTAATACCTGATACCAAGTTCATTTCTTTAGAAAATGTATCCTGCAACTGGAAGAAGTATTGAGGTATCGAAGGTGGTGATATCTGCTGTATATCACTCATCTGTGATTCTTCTTTAAGTGGAATTATGCGTCCCTGACCAGTCTGAAAGAGATGCTTCACATCAACGACTGCATTTTCTTTAAAGATCCAACCACTGTTAACCACAGATTCAGCAGCATCAGCTGATAATATAACTCTACGATTAAAGAGAATCTGAGGATCACGCAGTGAACGGCAAATTCCCTGAATGCGACTGTAGTAATATGGCATCATTGGATTGTAATAACCTAATACTGGCACAAATGGATAGACATCAATATTCAAGTTATTAGGACCATCATAAAACACCTGATCCTGAATCATTATGGCCATACGAACAGTTGGTATATCTTGTTCAATTATTGTCACTTCTGGATAATGTGACAAGAAAGTCTTGATATCAAGATCAGTCTGATTAGTTACCTCAAATGTCTCGCCGGTAACTTTATCAACTAATAACTTTTGCTTACGATAATCGCGATAATAGTATTCATCATATGCTAATCTGTTCTGTTGTGTCTGACCAAAGCTTTCAGGCATGTATTGGAATCGACCATCTCTTCCTGTTCCTGTTGGATTACCCGGGAGAGCCATGATCTCTTCATACTTGTCTGGCATCAATGCAGCTGCTTGGCTATGAGAAAGATACGATCGTCTCCATACAAAAGAACAATCAGATAGATCAGGTTTTCTAAAGTAAGGATCAATAAAGAAGCTATTGTAAGAACAATTATCTACTTTTAAATCACCAGAAACGGGATCATTTTGATAATCCATATAAACATGAAGCAAGTTCATACCTGCAATACAAGCACCTTGATGGAATGCTTCTGATATGGTTTCGTATACACCTTCACGCTTATAGATACCAAGTAATATTTTACTCCATTGATCTGCAGTTTCTTGATCACCATTCTCTAAAGGAACAACAATTGTTGACTTTCTATTACGACGTTGATGGCCGGAAACCATGTTACAGAGAGGACGAACTCTGTTAAAGTACCATGATCCCCGGTTATTATTTGGCAGAGTCGTATTAAGTTCTGCCATTAAAGACGTATCACCTGCTTCAAGGCGAGTATCAATCGTAGCCTCTGTCCAATATATCTGCCAAATGGATTGATTAGCAGTATAGTCGGAGTCTATTTTCTTCTTTATTGCACCATAATTATTGCTTAAAGATTCTGGTTGTCGCATCAACATTTTTATATCCTCTCACTAAAACTCCTTTCATCAGAGCTTAGAAAGAAGTTTATTATTTTTTGTTATCAATAACCATTATTATCGCTTAGAGTGTTAAAAAAAACGAATCGACATTCATAATAAATTTATCAAAATCAAAACTATCATCAGTTGCTTCAAATTCTACTGACACCTCACAGGTATCTTTATAAATTCTAATGCTAAAATTACAATCAAAATTATAAGCAATAAATGTTTTACAATTGTCGCTCTCAAATTCGATAAAGTTATAAAGATCAAACTTAGCTGCCCATGAAGAACAAATAAGAACAGCTTGAACGCAAGCACTGTCAACATTTAAAAGTTTTTCAGATACATTCTTATATAAATATGTATAATGCTGCGGTTGGTCTTCAGCGTAAATAGAACCAGTTAACATCAACAACATGAGAATTAATTTGTTTTTCATTACTTACCTATGATTATTATAACGAGGATCATCTCGGAAAAACCGAGGCAATTCTCCTTGGCTTCCATACAATGCTTCTGCTCTTTTTCTGTCAAAATCTTCGGGTGACATTCCCCGTTTTGTTTTATGAATAGCAATACAAAGATATCGTAAGGCGTCAGCGTAATGGTTAGCCCATGATTTTACTGGCCTTGGTAGATACATTTGTTTCATTTCATCCCACTCTTTGCGGTAGTTCTCTAACGCATTAATAAGTGACCGACACTTTTCAGCATCAATCCAGAACTTATTAAAGTGTGTCCAGACATTCTCAATACCATCGATAATACCAACTTGATCAACAAGGGTAAAATCTATACCCAACTGCCGTGCCTTCTCGTACCGTGTAATAGCACCTCCACCCCACTCTCGAACCTTGATATCATGCGGCGCAAAATGCTTTCCATACTTATAAGGCTTGTCCTGAAGTATCTTTGCGTAATGATCAAGTCCAAGATTGTTATTGGAATAGCAATCAATAATACGAACAACACTGCCGTCACCTACAACATTAAAGAATATTATTGTTGTAGCATCATTCACGCCAATATCCCAAACGGTGTAGGTGAGTAGCGCTGGTTCCCATGGAACGTGGCCAATCTGACCGCGCAACTTCAGCGCATCCAGATACGTACCATAGAAACTTCCTGATATACCGCGTTCAAAACTACATTCATATTCTTGAAGGAAGAGACCTTCATCCATTTGAGCGCGCTCTTGTGCGAGTATCTCATGGGGAACGTGTCCAATTTCAGACGCTTTATGTACAAAAATCTTCCACTCAGGTAGTTCCTGAGCAACTTTATACAATTGCCATAAATGATTCTTACCACGAGGAGTTCCAACAACCGCACACCATCCTCCATTTGCAGCAAGAATAGGTCGTATAAATGAGAATATATCCGGTGGCATCAAACTATATTCTGAGAGTATTACCGCGTAAGGATTGGTCCCAACAAGTGATGTATTGTACGAGTCACCACCAATGATCAATAGTATAGAACCATTCTTAAAACGTATCTTCATCTCAGATTGGTTAATTGATTCAACTAATTGATCTGGCAAATAATCCAGGAATTTAGTTCCATCAATGGCAATAGCGTCAAAAATAGCCTTACGGCCTTGTGAATATGTTGGCAATACATAATATACCTGACAGACCTTTTTGATGCACTGACGAATAGCAAGATTCCAAAAAAGGATATCTTTACCAGCACGGCGGCTTGCAATGTATAGTATGCGCTTAGACTTTCCTTCAGTGACAGTATCATAGATTTCTGACTGATACCAACGCAAAGCAAAACGATCTAACGCGACTTGTACTTCTACATTCATTGTTTCTTCATCTCTTCAAATGCTATAACACAACGCATACATTGTTGCTTAACTTCTGAATCTTTACATTCAGTACATGACATGTCTGCCATATCACATAAAGTAATAAGTTGAATATGGAAGAACTCTTTATATTTTTGATTGATTGGTTGCAGTAAAGCACGTAACTCATTGATGAGTTGCTCTTTCAGATGGTCGTCCATGATGGTCCTTTTTGTTATTGCGAAGTGACTTATTCTCTTTCTTAAGCGCTTCTACTTGCGCTTTGCATAAGGCTAATTCTTTTTCTAACATAACTATCTGCTTTTCAAAGTCAAATGCCTGATAGTGACTAATAGCTTTCTGCTCTTGTATCTCTGTGATAGCTCTAATTGATTCAAGCTCCAAGCTTTGTATCTTTTTGGACAACAGATCATTATCACGTGTTAGTTTGTCTATAGTTTCTTGGCATCTATTATTAGTTAAAAAACTTAGGCTCTTACAAATTGGTCCCATTATTCAACTTCCTCTTCCATTTCTTGCTTGCTTATAATACGTGGCTTGTCTGTATTAATAATAAACGTTGTTGGTTGCTTCTCTTCGTCTTTCTTCATATCAGAATAATATTTGTTAATCTGATGCCATTCAGGATCGTATGTATGCATATCTTTATAAGCGTATGTCCCATCAAGCTTCTTGTTCATACTGCCTACTCTTCTATGACATGCGATGGCAAGCTTTACATTCTCATACGCGTATTTAATCTCAGGGTATTTATCTACCCACTCCTTTAAAGTACGGTAAGGTATCTTGTACTCAAGACAGAATTGCATAACTTCTAACGAGCTACTTTTCTCTGACCATAAGTGCATAGTGTATATCAATCGATTACGCCATTCATCGCGTCCTGGGTATAATGAAAGTGTCTCTTTATCTAAAAAATCAATCCACGTGCGAGATTTCGACATCTCGAGATCATTATTAGTAGACTGAGATGTTTTCTGTATTTTTTTTTTCATCCAATTCTACCTCAGTAATGTTCAACTCCGTTCTTGGTTCTCTATCATACACTTTTTTTACCGTCAATGAACAGATGAGACGCTCATCTTTAATAAGTATGTCTTTAATAGATTCTAAAAAGAATTTATAGAGGCTATCAAGTGATGGAGTAGTTGAATGATAGAAAGATGGCTCTCTATCTTTGAGTGATTTAGGAATTGCCATAAAAAAGGTAACATCGATATGAATAGGATTGGTAAACATCGGCTCGTCATTGTGTTGCTGACTTAAGTACAATCCAAAAGATACTTTATCTCTCGTTTGTGCATCGTATGATAAACTACGATGCCGCACAATACGATTCCATGATATTGGTGTTATATTGATTCGGTAACTCTTGCTTCTCATCACACTCCTTTTCTAATTGAGCTTCAGATAATTCTTCCTTAACATTCGCAATAGTCCTCACCAAAATACCCTTCAAATGAAAGGGATCTGGTCCGGTACAGTTTGCTAATAACTCTTGGTTCTTTTTCAACTCTGCTTGTAGCGTTTCTATACGTACATCGAGTGGATAATGTAACATTGAATCCCATTGTGATGCTTTTGGTTTGTAACTGGCTGCCACTGCCACTCGATCCTTTTTGAATACTAATGGTTTTTTATCAACTTTTGTTGGTATACCTAGAATTTCGCACAGATCGTAATACCATGACCAGTCTATTTTTATGTTGTTAGTTTTACTGTGGTTAGTAGCTAACGCAACCAACCATTGCATTCTATTGGTTATACGAGGTGTATCTTTACGTGCAATGATCGTCTCTATCTCACTGACAACAAACAACAATACATCTTCCCTGAAAGGGATAAGCTTAAACTGTTCCGGTTTATCAAGTGATAGCAATGTCGATATCTTTTCAATTGTTGGCGTTATAATATTGCCTTTTATCGTGGGACTGTTAAGCACATCTTTGATTTTTGGGTCATGCCGATTGTTTAAAATGAGTTGCTTTTGCACAGCATTCATAATCATCCTTTTTTTAAAAGTGTTGGGGCGCCTCGCGCGCGAAGAAACACACACTCTTCTAGATAAACTATTAATTAAGAGAAGATTATTATTATGTATATCATATTCGAACTGACAGACAATTCTGTTTTTGTGATTAACTTTTATTCCATGAGAAATGTAGAGGTCTCGATGGTGGGGCGATAGAGAGTTTAACCAATAATCAAAGGCGTACTTACCCTTTGTAATTTTATCATTAAAGGTAAAATAATTAGGGGCATATCTATTTTGTTGGTGCTTAGTTATAAAGCCATCTTTATGAAACTTATTAGTAGTACGGATGACAGTGATAATTGAACAACCAATCTTAGTGGCGATAAAGGCATTGGTAATTTTTGTTGTTGAAGCATAGCGATAATTTAAAAGGAAATGAGCTATATTTTGTTCAGAAGGAGTACATGTTGCTAAATAAGAAGCAATATCACTCCTATAATGGTCAGTATGTAAATCTTTTTGAGAAATCTTTGTAATAGAGAGTGTTTTATTAAAATATTTTTCTTGATTTAATTTATTAGTATGGTACATTATTAATAATTACTTTCGGCTTTCGACTTTTGTCTTTTGCCGGCGCAATTATTGGATTCGGTTCGGTTAGCAGGTTCAATAAGCCAGTAATCATTATCTCCTCTGTTTGATACGTGTATTGAGTTAATACTGTTTGTGGATAGCAAGTGATAGTGGCGCATTCTTTTAAATAAAATAAGCAATACCTTGTGGTTATTGTAATAATTGATAATACGATTCGTGATATATGCCCCTTTTGGTTTATTATAATGAGTTGTAATACAATACATGCAGGACTCCTTTAAGTTATTGTTTGTGATGAATGGCGTGTTTTTGCTCATTTTAACGAACACATGTTATTCAAATAAAAAAGATAAGATATAAGGACGACGTTAAAATCGTCCTCTATATTTTAATCGTTTTTTTATTGACACTTCTAGTCTATAAAATCAATCAAATTTGTCTAGCTACTATTCACGATTATTTGCAATATACGATCTGACCGATTCAAACGACGAGGCTTTAATGTCTGAAACGTATTGTACTCTATAGGCATTCTTTATAGCATCATACAATTTCGTACCATTAGAAGCTGATTTGATTGCGCTTTGGAGTACGCTTACTTGTTCAGAAGAAAGCAATGGCTCCTCTAATTTCTTAGCAATATATCGTGCTTCTTCTTCACCATCATCATCTTCAGTAGCAATAGCACAGAGAGAAAGTAATGCATATTTCTTCATATAGGTATTAGCAGCACCTTTAGCCTGATTGCCAGCCTTTTCACTTTCAAGAATACGGCAATCTTCTATAAACTGTCCGGTAGGAGCGTGTACCAATCGAGTATGGAGGTACTCTAATCCATCGGAAGGACGTGCAAAGTGCCAGATGATAATATTGTTTTTGGACAAGGCATCTTCAACAGCATGATAAATATCACCTATTTTTGCATAGTTATACTTTTGATGCGCATTAGTTCCTGCTAATCCTGTTGCTCTAAACTCATTCTTAGCAAGAAGAAACGCTGAGGCTAATGAGCGAATATCTTCTGACATTGGTAAATTATTATTAGGTGTTATTATTTCCATATTATTTCTCTGATATTCTTTTAGTTATTATCATTAATTGAAGAGCTATAAAAGATAATTGAATTCCGATTACACCAAGTTGAATAGATATATAGTCCATGTTAGTCCTTTAGTCATTCGTACTAAGATTTTCCTTTTCCCATCTATCTACAAAACTTTTTATCTTTTTCATTGTTTTCATGGCAGACATGGAAGGATCACGTTTTGCTCTCATCCAAGTATTGTGAGAGATATCTAATTCACGTACTAAATCTACTGCTGAAATAAAATCTTTTATACAAATCTCTTCAAGCTTTTTAACATATTCTGTTGCTGTCATTATTTTCCTTAATAGTATTAATACGTTATCATATTTACAAGTATATATAATTCATGGCCACTGTCAATATACTTGATATAATATTGACATAAATAGAAATCGATATATAATTATAATATAAGATAATCATAAAATGAGGTTGGCATGAAAGAAATGACAATAAAAGAATTAGCTATCTTAATGCAGAAGCGAATCGATATTAAGATGACATCTTTCATGAAGCACTACGATCAACTTAAAACTATAAACCTTCAGATTGAAGAATTAGAAAAGAAAATGATCGCGATTATTATAGAACTGGAACCTGTTCAATCTTTGATTTATAATCAAAATCCACACCTAGAAAAAGTATTCGAATCACTAAAACGAGTCTATGGAAAGGAATATAATGGAACTGATAGAAAAGCTGACTAATGAACTTGATATTGAAATTAATCGTGTATGGGGTGAATACGTTGATCTTCATACTGAACTTGAACAACATCGTGGTAAACCAATAGACGACACTAATCTTGATGAAGTTAATAGAATCTTAAAAGCTTTACAAGAAACATTTGCGACCTTGTATCCTGCGTATAATTTTATTGTTAAAAGACATCAATATGCATCTAATGCAGTTAATGGTTATAATGAATTTATTGAATTGCTAAAAAAATCTGGTGCTCATCAAGATCAACCTGAAAATGATGATACGCCAGAGATAACTCCTGTAAGTTAAATGTATGGAACATAATAATATCTATCGATCTACAGAAATTAATGAGATCATGGGCTCTCTTGCTATTGCACAAGGGAGTTATAAACCTCTTGTTGCCAACCAGGATGCTCCTGGAGGAAAGTTTGCAAACCTTCAAGCCATTCTTTCGGCTGTAAGAGAATCATTGTCCTGTAATGGACTAGGATTCTTTCAGTTTATAGAGTTGCTTGATGAAGGTTCAGGAGCTTCATTACTTAAAACAACTATTGGACATGCATCAGGTCAATATATATCATCATGCGCTCGCATAGTGCCAGGAAAAACTACGCGTGAAACGGGTAATATTTATGAAGTTCATAAAAGGTTACATGCGTTAATGATTTTAGGTATTGCACCATCTGATAATGATCCTATTGCGTTTGATGATAATGGTGAAATGATGGCAGAGCAACATTTAATAGCAAGCTTACGCAAACCAGATTCGCCTCAGAAGCAAGAAATTGATCGTAATGATGTCATTAATAAGACTCAATATGAAGAGCTTCTTATAGAGCTTAATGGCTTTGAAAAAATCGCAAAAGATATTATGGAAGTATATGACATTCGTACGCTTGCTGATCTCCCGGCAACTGAATATCATAGAGCTCGTTCTAAAATATTAAAAATAAAACGAACTCAAGAAGAATACTTAAGACAGAAATAATTACTTGTTCAAAGGAGACTCCTCCTTTTTGTAAGTGTCTCTCATGGTGAAGGTTAGTCACCATGGGAGACGTTTCATTGTAAAAGTGCCTCAAATACATGGTTTAGTCAATAAACAGAATACCCTATAGCAAGTATTACTCACTATAGGGTACGGTCGAGGGAAGGAATATTTAGATAGTTAAATTGGGAGTTGCTTGCGCTTCTCGATTTGCTCTGCTCTTATAGTTAGTTTGGGAGAATACTAACTTTGCATACGCCTCTTCATCGGTAGGTATCATATCAACACCATTAACTTTAAGTTTAATATCCCATTCATTCTTTAATCGCTTAAAGCATTCATCGTACTTATGCATTAATACCCATTGTAGTCTACGCTTCATATCATCTTCAAATATATCATCATGGATATCATTTTTTATTACTTGCTGTTGTACATCTGAAAGGGTAAATAACTCTTGATCGTTTACTGATATCTTCATATCAATTCCTTTATTAATTTTTTTTATGCTACTAATGATCCACTAAAGAAATTCACTACTCCTGTTGGAATACCTAAAGGTGCATTTCCTCCAATTCCTTGCAAATATGTAGTCTCTGTAACTGATCCCGATATATAAGATTGCACTGTGATATATGCAGTATCTCCAGCTGTCATCTTTGCATATACATTATTTTGTCCTGAATACCATTTGCGTGGAGCAGCTGTAACTCCAGATGGTACAGGAGGCAGTACATCTTGTGAGAATTCAATACCTGATATAGTTAATTTTATATAAGCTTGATATGTTTGTTCAGTAAATGGTCCTGTTGCAAATACACTATAAGAGAAATTATATACTCCTGTAACAGGAGCAGTAAATACTCCTGACCCTGTATTATAAGCGGCACCAAAATTGTAGGGAAATGTATCGTATACAATCTGATAAATAGTTCCTCCACTATCACCAGTAACATTAGCACTATTAGTAGTTAAATATGCTAAGAATGAGGTCGTACTCGCACCACTACCACCAACCGTTCCCAACTGTCCTGCAGAGTCAATATACACCGGTATACCATCACCAACATCTGGTGTTATACCACGGATGCCATGAATAAATGCTTTATTAAGTTGTTGAACACCATTACCAGTACTCAATCCGATGTGTAAAGAATTTGACTGATTAATAACACCAGGGGAATTAAATAATATATTATTGCTTTCATTACTTAGAGCAGCGCTACCAGAACTAGATCCCATAATAATATTATATGAACCCTCTGTTATAGCGGATCCAGCACCTGCACCCATTATAGTATTAAATTCTCCGGTAGTTAATGCATATCCACAGAAAGAACCAAGCGCACTATTACCTTCGCCAGTGATGGAAAGATTTCCAACAGTATTTCCAATCATGGTATTTAGACCAGTATCAGTTAGATTTAATGTTACTTCGTTAGAACTACCAATAAACTTAACTGATGAACCGGAATTATTTGCAGCATTTCCAGCATTAATATTAAGCACGCCAGCAACGGGTACAGCAGTTCCACTATCAGTTGGAAAGCTTGAAGCGTAGCCAGCCGTTCCACCAGCAGTTCCTAACTGTCCTTGAGAATCAATAAGTACTGGAATACCATCACCTGCACCAACAGATATGCCACGTATACCATGAATGAATGATTTATAAAGTTGCTTACTACCTGTTCCAGTTGATGTTCCTATACGTAGTGTATTTGACTGGTTAATAACACCATCAGAATTGAAAATTATATTGTTGCTCTCATTAGAGTTAAAAGCGCTTCCTGCACCTTCTCCAATAAGAATATTTCTATTTCCACTTTTTACGCTAACGCCTGCAGTGACACCAATTATAACATTTTCTGAACCGGAAGTTATGTTTGAAGCTGCTCCAACACCTACGAATGTATTATCTGATCCTGTCTGAGCAACATTTCCTGCATTTGTACCAAGAGCAGTATTAAAATTAGCATCACTAAGATTGAGTAATACTACGTTTGAAACACCAGTAAATTTGACCGTTGAACCGGAATCAAGATTGGTTTTTATATTGAGTAACCCTGCTGCAGGTATTGCAGTTCCTGAATCTGTTGGGAATATTGTGAGTACACCACCTCCACCAAGCGATGAAATGGTAAGCGTATTAGTCCCCGGATTACCTACTACTGTTGCAGTAGTGCCATCACCAATCACATTAATATTACCAAGCAATGCACTTACTGCCCCACCACTATTACCTGTCAAAGAAGTAACGCTTGAACCAGCATCAACTGTTCCCAATTGACCGGCAGAATCAATTACTACAGATTTAGGGGATGCCACATCAGGCGTTATATTATAAATACCTTGTACAAATGTTTTACTCAATAGCCCTGCACCACTACCTGTTGATTCACCTATACGCAATATACTCGTATCATTTAGTGTTCCTGATGATCCTATGAGAATATTAAAACTCTCGTTGCTCGTATAGTTATTCCCAGATTCAGAACCGATAATAATATTATCTGCTCCTGTAGTTAATGCAGTAGCAGCTGTATCACCAATAATGGTGTTTGATGATGCAGTGGTAACTATTGATCCAGATGAGAATCCTAATATAGTATTATTAGTTCCTGTAGCAGCACTATTTCCAGAGCTTTCACCAATGATAGTATTATTTTGAGCGTCAGTCATTTGAATTAGAATAAGATTAGACGCTGCAACTGTTTTAACAGATGCTCCTGCATTGTTATTTGTTTTAATTTGTAAAACATTTGCAATAGGCACTGCAGATCCGCCAACATCGGTAGGAAATGATGTTGGGGCACTTCCTCCAAGTGCTGAAATTGTTAATGTGTTAGGAGTTCCTACAACCGTTACGGTAGTTCCATCTCCAATAACATTAATATTGCCTGCTAAAGGACCTATTGCTCCACCACTATTTCCAGTCAAGGTTTCTAAAAGGGTAGCAGCAGATGTTCCTAATTGTCCTGATGAATCAATTACCACTGGTAATGGACTTGCTATTGCTGGTGTTATACCATAGATACCACCAACAAAAGCTTTATTAACTTGGCCCGCTGAAGTTCCTGTTCCAGAAGCAATTCTGAGTACATTTGACTCGGTTACAGTACCAACGGTATTATAACCAATACATATGTTTGAACTTTCATTACTTACATATGATTTTCCCGCATCTTGCCCTAAAAGTGTATTGGATGAACCTGACGTAATATTAATCCCTGCACCAAAACCAAATGCGCTATTTTTTGTACCAGTTGTTATCGTCTGAAGAGTTGATCGACCTGCTCCAGTATTGTTAGTATTACCTGCCTGCTGACCAACATCAAAACTTCCACCTGAACCATAACCAATAAACGTATTGCCCGATCCAGCACCACCCCAATTATGTAAAAAAAGTAGTGTTGAAGCGCCCAGAGCATAAAATCCAGTAATAGCAGTTGATCCTTGAAGAATGGGATTTGATAAACTATTACCGCAAAGAAAATTATCTGATCCCGTAGTAACTAAAGATCCAACATTATAACCTAAAAATACATTGCGAGAACCTGAGGTAAGTGAACTAACATTAAGTGCACCAATTGATGTATTAGTAGTACCAGTTAATGTCGCATTGCCTGAACTTTTACCAATAATAGTATTACTTGATGCATCGGTCATATTTAGTTGGACCGTATTACCACTGCCAACAAATGTAACGGATGACCCGGAATTTTGTGATACAGTATCAGCTATAATATTAACGTCACCAGCAAGAGGCAGTGCTGTTCCTGTATCACCGTTAAATGCATCAGCGAAACTACCAGCTCCAACTAATGAAGCGGTTAGTGTATGAGTTCCAGGATTACCAGTGATAGTAATGCCAACCCCATCACCAACAATATTAATATTGCCAGCAGTTGGAGAAACAGCGCCTCCGCTATTTCCTGTGGCTGTTTGCATTACTTCGCCGGCACCACCAGCTGAAGTAAGAGTTATAATACTCGTAGCTGGATTACCTGCAAATGATAATCCAGCAATTCCTGATCTAAAAGTAATATTAGAAGCACCATCAGGATTGATAACACCACCAGTGTCACCAGTTAATGTATCTAAAATTCCTGCTCCAGTATTGCTATCAAGCTTTTTCCAGGTAGCATATGCTCCTTTAACACCAGTAGAACCATCATTTTTGAGTGAAACAAGTACAAATAATTCTTTACTCGTCTCGTTAAGCCAAAGATCTCCCAAAGAGACATTCTGAGTGTCATATTGATCGGGATCATTTGTATGAAATGTCATATTAGGTGGTTGATTAGCGTTGGTACCGAGGTATGCGGTACCTTGCTTTCCACCAAGTCTGTTACTCATTATTACTCTCCTTATACTACTAACACTCCACTAAAGAAACTAGAAACTTGTCCAGATATATCAGTTCCTACAACACCAATTGTTTTAGTGCTTCCGGAAACTCTTATTTGAAGAACGACTGTATCAGATGCATCCATATCAGCATAAACATTACTTCCTAGGGCAACCGTTGTTCCACTTTGAATAGCTCCATAGTTACACTGACTAACATAGTAAACCCGATTGCTAGTATTCAAAAAAAATACTCCGTTGGTAAATGATGATGATAAGTATCCAACATAAGTGCTAAAAGAAAAATTATATCTTCCTGTAACAGGAGCGGTAAATGTAGTAGCTGAGAAATTGGAACCTTGATCGTATACTTCTGTATCGTACGTAATAGTATAAATAGTACTATCACCTGTGACATTAGTAAGTGTTGTATTTACATATGCTAAGAATGCTGGTTGTAATGGCATAGTTATTTGCCCAGCAGCAGTACCTGATATTGTTGTTCCTGTTGCACTTGCCAGACTAAAGTTACCAGTACCAGATTTAAGAGCTAAACTTGATGTGCTTGTTGTACTTCCAAGAGTAACAGTTTTAACACCTGCTCCTGTACCAACATTTACCGTACTTGTTGTAGCATCAGTTGCCAATGATACGGTACCACCATTGGCGGTAATACCTGCAAATGTCGTTGTAATGGTATTTGCTGCACCACCAAATGATAATCCAGTTGTTCCACCAGTCAGTGTTATAGCTGGGCCTGTTTGAGCTCCGCCCGTATTACCCGTAATTGAAGTAATACTTGCAGGAGCAGTACCAACTGTTCCGAGTTGTCCAGTTGAACTTATATAAACGGGTATTCCATCAGCAGCATCGGGTGTTACACCACGAATACCTGCAATAAATGATTTATTAAGTTGTCCTGTACTTGTACCGGTAGATGCACCGATACGTAATATGTTTGATTCTCCAATAGTACCAGAAACAGTTCCTAGAAGAATGTTATCACTTTCGCTCGTGGTGTAATTTGTACCTGCAGCATAGCCAAGTATAAGATTATATGACCCTGAAACGAGGTTATTAGCAGAACCATTACCCATTGCGCAGTTATTGCCACCTGTAGTAAGTGATGCAAGAGAAAAAGCACCAATACCCATGTTGCGATAACCAGTTGTTAATCCTGTAAGCGCACCAGTACCAAATCCTGCATTACCAGCATTACCAGCAGCACCTGCAAGTGAAAAATTACCTGCATTTGCACCAACAAATGTATTACCACCATTAGTAGTACTTGCATTACTACCAGGATAATTATGAATGAATTTAGTACCACTATTACCAATTGTCATAACAAATAGATCAGCGCAACCAGTAAATCCACCATCACCGAACAATGTGTTATTACTTTCATTAGTAAGCAATTGAATTCCAGCACTCATCCCAAAAAGCATGTTATTAGAACCAGTCTGTGACCAATATCCAGCAGAATAACCGATAGCAGTATTGTTTACACCAGCACCAAGTCGCTGTAATACTCCACTACCCAATGCAACATTATTTGTACCTGTTATGGAATTATTACCTGCATTCAGTCCTATCATAGTATTATTACTTGAATCTGTAACATGCAACTGAACAGTATTTCCAGAACCAGAAAATGTAACCGATGAACCAGAAACTTTGGTACTATTATTTGCTAAAATATTAATAATACCTAAAGCAGGAGTAGCAGTTCCTGAATCAGTAGCAAATGAATTAGATACAGCGCCAGTCGTTGCTATAGTAATTAAATTTGCACCAGGAGTGACAGTAATCCCAGTTCCTGCAGTTATTACTGCTGTACCAAGCTGATCACCAGACTCCGTTACTACCGTTGCTACAGAGCCAACGTTAGCACCATCAATACCACAGATATATGCTTTATTAAGTCGTCCAGCTAAAGTACCTGTACCTATTCCAATACGTAATGTATTTGATTCTCCAATAGTACCAAGGACAGTATAACCAATACTTATATTGGATGATTCACTACCTGTATAACCATTTCCAGAATTATATCCTAGAAATGTATTATAGGAACCTGATACAAGTTGAGATCCTGATCCTTCACCAATAGAAGCATTAAAGCCTCCAGAGCGTAATGAAATTATAGAAGAAAAGCCGTACGCTGTATTATTTGTTCCTGTTATTAAAGCATTACCCGAATTTTTTCCTATAATAGTATTTCCGAGTCCATCCGTAACATTCAACTGAACTGTGTTTCCAGATCCAGAAAATGATACCGAAGATCCAGCATTAAGCGTTGAAGTTCCTGCTTTAATATTAAGTACACCAGCAGAAGGTATGGCTGTACCAGAATCAGTTGGAAATGATGTAGATACTATACCACTTGTTGAAGCGGTAAGTGTGTTACCAGCACCAGCTATAGATATTGTTGTGCTATCACCAACTACATTAATATTCCCTAATACAGGAAGTATAGCACCCCC